AATTGTGGGGGTAGTTGATCCAACTATCTAGTTCCTCAACAAAAGCATCAGCTACTTCTTGAGGATCATACTGCTCGGAACATTCAGCAAGAGTGTCTCCGAAGAGAGCCTTCAAGCGTTCCTTACAACCAAAAGGAGGATGGATCATCGGCGGCCTTGACCTCGGTAGGGTTTGACGCCCTTGGGAGGACGACGGCTTTTCTTTTTCTTGCTGATGAATGTTTTACCAGCAAGTGCTTTGGAGATTTTCATTCAAACCAGTCAAGTGGAATGTCGTGGTAGGGACACCAAAGGAATCCATTCTTTTCTGCCCACATGGAGTAGGTAGTCTTGGACTCCTTGGTGATGGTGTTATAGGGTGCCTGGAAGACAAGGCGGATGTCTAGTTCTGGATGTTGTTTTTTAACAGCCAGCATCTTGCGTCGATCCTCTGGTTTAAACCAACCCTTGGCCTCCAGCATTACCCCATTCGGAAGAATAAAGTCTGGTTTGTAAACGGCTTCAATTGTATAATTGAGCTTAACGGTTTCGTATTCAAAAGATAAGTCGTTCTGATTTAACCATTTAGCTAGCCGTTCCTCAAGACGGGACCGGTAGTTATTTGGCATCAGAACGGAATGTCATCTTCTGCAATAGGGTTTTCTTCCAACGCTTTATCGCTTGGTTGGAACGATGGAGAGCCTGACTTGAAACCGTCTGTAGTACCAAACAAAGAAGCCACGTCTTCAAGATCAAGATCACCAGAATCAGACCCGCCGCTGCTGACAAGTCGGACCACCTGAGCCCCTTTAACTTTGAAACTACATCCGACCTTGGATGCGTAGACATAGGGTTTCAGATCAATGATCAGTTTGACAGCAGTGCCCTTCCAGATGGGCGTCTCAGGGTCAAGGGCAACACCATCGGTATCGACCCACGGGAACATCGGAGCCCCGTTCTCACCGCCGTAGCTGTACTTGAAGAAGCCAGACTCATCCCACTTGGGAAGTTCTTCGGTGTGACGCTTGCCATCCATCTTGGTACGACCCCAAGCAATAGCTCGTTCGTAGGCTTCGTCAAACTTCTTCAGATCAGCATCGTTAAGACGAGCAGAGAAGCAGCAGTTATTAAACTTGCCGCTTGGTTTGAGGGCGTTGACATAACCCTCAAGTGTGGTGGAAACAATGAAGCGGGTTTCAGACATGAGTCAGTAGGTGGGTTAGTTCGGTGGTGACGGTAATCAGTTGATGGTCCTGGAGAAGCTCGTAGACCTCTCTAACATTAGCATCAATCGCTGGATCGTAGAGCCGAGCGGCCTCCATAAGAAGATCGTGATCAATCATCGTCATAGAGGTCGTAGGTGTGGTCATAGGACTCAAGACAATCCACAGCATCGCCACCGTTTAGAGCAGTGACCATGAAGGATGCCTGAGCAAACTCTTCAATCAAGTAATGATAAAAGGAGATGTCAAGATCGAAAGCTTCAAGCTCTCGCTCGTACTCCTCGAAGAGGTTCTCAATGACCGATTCTCGGACCATGAACTTTTCTGCCAGTAAGGCAAGATCTGGTGTGGTGTTCATTAACAGAAGAAATAAGCGGAGTTTTGAACATCATTGATGTCCAAGGTGTTGATCATGACCGAATCGTCAAACTCCATACCAAGCTGCTCTGCCCATTCTTTGAGCACAGGCTTGGAATAGATCTCGACAAACTTGTCACGAATAGCAGCAGCCATATCATCCATGTCACAGGAACGACCCAACACACAGTCGTGGATAACTGTGAAGGGTTTGTCCCAGTATGCAAACGCCAGATGGAGAAGGGCTGCATCAAGACTGTGGACAAGGTTTGGAGCTGCTGCTGTCTTGGCCTTTTGTAGGTCAATCTGTCGTTCTTCAAAGGGTTTCAAAAGATGAGTCTGAAGGCGCTGACCAAGAAGCTTGGTGTTGACACGTTCACAATCATTCCTTCGATACTCCTGAACAACAGGGAACCCAGATGGTGTCATCCATTCAAGGCGTTCACGACCAGACTTGACAACCTCACCGGCAGTCTTCTGGATGAACTCCATCGACTTACAAGGACCAGAGAAAACCTCCTTAACCGCATAGCGATAGATGGCTTTTACGATGGCTTGCAATTCGCCTTTTTGAAGTTCGACACCTTTGAGTTCCTGACGGATGTAATCCCTTGCGGAGTTCTCCGTCACCCCATATGGTGTCGTCATCACAGTGCGTTTGCAAGTTTTCCTCGTAATTTCTTTATGAAGGTGCTCAGGTAAGACCTCCTTGGCTTTCTGGGCAACAATGGCATACCCGTCAGAGGGTTTCTCTGTGGGGACAACGTTGACCATTTCTGCTGCTGTTCTATCGAGCGCAAGTGCTGATAGGTGCTGGAGACCAGAGCAAGTGGCATCAACAGACACAGGAAGACCAGAGGTTTGTTTTGTTTTGTCAATGACACAATCGTAGTACTCCATAGCAGCAGCTAAGAAACACCAAGGCTCCTCAGCAGTAGACCACTCATTGATTGTTCCTTTTGGATCAGAAGCAATCAAAGAAATAAAGTCATGGTTTTGTTTTGTCCATTCAATTCGCTCAGTCATTGGAGCTTTATCAAGACCCCAAGTAGTAGCAACTTGAAAAGACAACCACCAGTCATTGATTGGTCCTTCTTCTTCAAAGAGAATCAAGCTCTTGTCGAAGTCAGTACCCTGTGGACTGAGGCTTGTGGGAATTGGATACAACCTTCCCCGGAAGTCATACGACCAGGGAATCCAAAAGGTGTCGTCTTTGTATTTGTTAGAAACAAACAAACACTCAGTCGTTCGATAGTTCTTCTGCGCCAGAGCAGCGTTGTTGTCTTCGATCTCTGTTCGAGCCCGTCGATAAGCAAGCTGTTCTTCCTTGGAAGCAGAATCCCAAGGCTCTGGCTTTGGCGGTGGAGGCGTTGGCTCCTCAGCACGGAACTTACCCACACTGATGCGGTGTTCCTGGCAGAAGTTGGCTACCTCAAGGATCTTTGGATTGATCCGATACGGCACCTTCTGGAGACGGTTCAGCATGACAAGGGCCGCGCTTTCCCGTTCTACGGAGCACCTTCTCGAAGACCGAGCTCTGATCAGGCGATTGAGCTTCCTCATGTCGTTGGTCAGATACCCCCCTTTCTGGTCGGGTGTCCAGTCGTTGGGTTCGCACAGCATCGGCCACAGACATGCAGCAAAGCCCTCAGCCTGCGCTAGAAGCGCCTCCTTGGCCCCTAAGAAGTCCTTTGAGTAGGTGAGTACCGTCTGCTGCTTTTTAGCCCCCGTAATGACGGTCCTAGAGCCCACCCATCCGGTTGACTCAGCAAGACGATCCACCAACCACCCACCAACGAGGTGCTTGACCGCATCAGACCACCGATCAGGTTGGAAGTCCGACCGCCGAATGGCTGCTCGAAACTGCTGAACCTTGTAGATGTAGCCTTTGTGGGCGTGGATGTGGAGTTTGGCTTGTGAAAACAACTCAGGATGTTGTGCCTCAAACTGGTCAAGCATGATCTGGTCATGAACAAGACGAGCAATGTGGGTGGTCACAGCGGCATAGGTTGGCTTCTCAAGACGAGGAACCCCAAGCACATCAAGCACACCCTTGGCCGTAATAAGAGCAAGGATGGCTGGATCACATTCCTTTACAAACGCAGCAGCTTCCGCCTTATCACTGGCCCAGCCTTGGCTGATCCGATGAAGACGACCACTGATTGCTTCTGTGATGGCCTGTAATCCTTGTTTGATAAACGCATTGCCATAGACAGTAGAGCTGGCATACGTCCGCTCTTCTGCTGCTCTGGTGCGTTCTTGTAATCTGCGAATGGCTTCCGTGCGAGCGTCTAATTCTCGCTGAAACTGACGGGCGAGTTGCTCTTGTGTTGCCATTTACTCCTTGGTTTGGTTTGGCTGATGAATGGTTGCTCTTGCCTTTCTAATTACAATGATGTTGCTGATCATAGTAATCAAGGCCTGGGTAAGATCTATCTCTTCCTCAGATCCATCGAGACCAAGTTGGGCAGTGAAGAGTCGATCCATCTCTCCTTCGTCATTGTCTGGGTCCAGGATGTCGGCATGGGCATTGACCCGACCAACAAGGTCAGTACAGCGGTCCACCGCCATATGCTGAAGGGTATAGAGAAGGTCGTCATAGTCATCACTGTTGGGGGTTGGAAAGGGCATGGCGTTGTGCTTTGTTAAAGGTGTTGATTGCAAGAAGTTGGGCTAGTTGTTTCTTTCCAAGATAAGAATACTGGGAAAGCTTGTTCTTCTTGGCTAGTTTGCGTAGCTGACGCCATGTAAGAATGTCCTCAAGGTGGTGAGCCAGTTGGTCTATGGTGAAGTCCATTCTGGAGTAAGAACAACGTTAACGGATAAGAGATCAATCTCTGGATACAACTCCGCAAGCTGTTGAATGACATGCGTTTTGTTGTAACCATAGAAACAAATCTCCCTGTGGTTGGGAAGAACTACGGTCCAGCAATTTAGACCGCTGTTATTCATTTGGTTTTGTTCCTCCCCTTTTTGTTGCTGATGCCAAGACAATGCTCAAGGTGTGCCTCTTGGATCATTCTCTTAACAGCAACCACGTTTGGATTGTTAGTCATGGCTGCTGCTCGGAATACCTCAACGATAAAGGTACGCTCTGACATTGTTAGGCTCGTTGTACCGTTAGCCTCGATCTTGATAAGAAGATCCTCAACTGTAATCATTGGTCCAAATACTTCATGGGAAGATTGTAACGTTTGCTTGGCTTAAGCTGTTCCTTTGCCTTTCTTACCTTTTCAATTTCCTCCCTTGTCACCACTGGTGGATTGTTGAGAATAGCGATCCAAGGATTCATTGGTAAGTTTCAGCATGGCGATTTCAAACTCAAGAAGCTGGATAAGACCGTAGAAAAAGCCAGCCTTGTATGCGTAGCTATGGCTTTGGTCTTTGTAGAGCTCCTCAGCCTCCCTTAGCAGGGCCTCTACGGTCTTCGGTTCAGTGGTTGGCTGTGGAAAGTGGTAGCGGGCCTCGTCGGCATCCTTCCAGACTGTCATTG